ATCGCAAGCTAAAGGAGAAACACAAATGGCAAGCGTCTCACAGGCTCTATCAGAGCTTAACATCACCGAATGGGTTCTCCGGGGAGAGCCTACAACAGAAGCAGAGTTCAACTCTATGTTCCGCAAGGTCACTGGGGCGGATTCCAATGGTTCAGCCATTGAGTCAGCGAATCAGTCTGACTGGGGCGTAACGTGGTCACAGGTATCAGCAAAAACAGCAGAACTCACTGCGGCAGAACCAATGAAGGCACTGCGTGAAGAGCGTGATCGCAGACTCGCAGAGGTAGACTGGGTGACACTGAAGGCATACTCACAGGGTGTTGCAGTACCTACTGAGTACGCCACGTACCAACAGGCACTACGGGACGTACCAGCATCAGCAACAAGCCTTGACGATGTGAATTGGCCTACTAAGCCGTAAGGAGAACTAAATGTCACGGGCAAGAACAGTAGCTGATTTTGGCGATGGGCTAGTCACTGCCGACTTGCCCACAGGCAGTGTGTTGCAGGTTGTGCAAGCTGTTGAGCAAAGAACTAGTAGTGCAACTAGTTCTGCAACGTCTTATACAAATGTAACAGGACTGGAATGTGCCATAACACCTACATCAGCAAGTTCCAACATACTTGTTCAAGCTAGTTTTTTTGTACATACACAGAATTTAAATTATTCCTCTCTTACTTTGTTCAGAGATAGCACTAACTTAGCAACAAACAGTAATACATTTAGGTTTGCACAGTTAAGAGGTGATGGAGACACGAATGGGGGAGGGGGCAATGGGTTTGGTTCTTACGGGATGCTTAACTTACAATTTTTAGATTCTCCTAACTCAACTTCTCAACTTGTTTACACGTTAAAAGCTAAGAGAACTGACCCACAAAACAACAGTATCCACTTTCAAGAGGCGGTAAATACAATTATTGCAATGGAAATCGCAGGCTAAAGGAGAAATATATGGCAAGCGTATCACAGGCTCTCTCAGAGCTTAACATCACAGAATGGGTTCTGCGTGGGGAACCCGCAACAGAAACAGAGTTCAACCAGATGTTCCGCAAGGTCACTGGAGCGGATTCCAATGGTTCAGCCATTGAGTCGGCGAATCAGTCTGACTGGGGCGTGACGTGGACTCAGGTATCTGCAAAGCAGGCTGAACTCACAGCGGCAGAACCTATGAAGGCACTGCGTGAAGAGCGTGATCGCAGACTCGCAGAGGTAGACTGGGTGACACTGAAGGCATACTCACAGGGTGTTGCAGTACCTACTGAGTACGCCACGTACCAACAGGCACTACGGGACGTACCAGCATCAGCAACAAGCCTTGACGATGTGACTTGGCCTACCAAGCCGTAAGGAGTATTAGATGAGCCGTGCAAGAACCATAGCCAACTACGGGGATGGAATTACCGCAGACGAAGTCGATTTGGGTCAGCTTGGTGGACGGCGAAATCTCATCATCAATGGTGCGATGCAAGTGGCACAGCGTGGGACGAGTTTTACTTCTCCATCTACAGGAACTTACACTTTAGATCGTTGGAGAATAGGATACTCTGGTGAAGAAGTTGCTTTAAATGTATCTCAAGCATCAGACGGCCCTGCGGGGTTAGCAAACTCCTACAAAATAACTCTCACAACCCCTGAGTCGAGCTTAACGACAACCAATCAAATAAACTTTGTTCAACGATTTGAAGGCCAAAATTTACAAAGTCTAAAGAAAGGCACTTCTAGCGCAGAATCTGTCACTCTGTCTTTTTATGTAAAATCTGCGGTTACTGGTGTTTATTCTATTGAGTTCTATGATTCTAATAATAACAGACAGTATGTTACGACTTATTCTGTGTCTTCTGCAAACACTTGGGAATATAAAACCATCACTGTTTCTGGTGACACAACCGGTGCGTTCAACGATGATAACGCAAGATCATTAGATATCACATGGTGGGTTGACGCTGGCCCATCATACACGACAGGGACAACAACTAACGCTTGGCAAACATACGACTCTGATGGGCGGGCCGTATCAACCGGAAAAGCCGCATTTATGACAACGACTTCTGCTACTTGGCAAATCACAGGCGTCCAACTAGAAGTCGGCTCTGTTGCGACACCATTTGAGCATCGCAGTTTCGGTGAAGAACTAAACTTATGCAGACGCTACCTAATACAGACTGAGCATTATGGGTATTCTACCACAGCTAGATTGTATACTTCATCAACTGGATCAATGACTTCAACGAATAGTTGGGTTTTGCTTAACATCCAATTACCAAACGAAATGAGAGCCACACCTTCCATCAAGTACAGTGATGTGGCAGGGAATACAGAGAAGCTCAGTTTATGGACATCGACGGGGGGAGGTATGGCAAATAATGTTGCTCCTCATACAGACTACGCAGACAAAAATAGCTTTACGATATCGGAATATTACAGCGCAAAAATGGGTGTGATAATTGGCGGGTACAAAGCAGAGGCGGAGTTGTAATGGATACAATGATTATTAGTTATGCCCAATATCAACAGGGTGTTGGTGACACGCAAAATGTTTCCATCAAAGCAACTATTGATGGTGAAACATGGTCAGTCCCACTTGATCCTGACAACCGCCACTACGCAGAAATCATGCGTCAGGTTGAGGCGGGTGAGCTAACCATACAGGATGCTGAGTAGTGCCTCTAAGCAAGCTCGTCTTCAAACCCGGAATCAATCGAGAAGGGACTAACTACTCGAACGAAGGCGGCTGGTTTGACGGAGACAAGATTCGCTACCGCTACGGTTACGTTGAAAAACTTGGCGGCTGGGTCAAAGCCGCGCAAGAACAAATCGTCGGAACAACACGCAAGCTCCTTGATTTTGTCACTCTGTCCTCAGAGTCCCTGCTCTTTATCGGTACGCACAAAAAGGTTTACCTCGAAGATTCTGGCGCGTTAAACGACATCACTCCGATCCGTCGCACGGTCACGCTCGGAGCAAACCCATTGACAACCGATTCTGCGGGTTCTGGTGTAATCACCGTCAGTGACACTGGACACGGAGCCGAGGTCGGAGATTTTGTCACCTTTTCTAGCGCAACAGCATTTGATGGTTTAACAACGGATAATCTTAATAAAGAGCATGAAGTCACTGTTGTTGTAAACGCGAATAGTTACAAAGTAAATACCGGTGGCACAGCATCTTCTGGATCCGTCGCAGGCGGAGGCTCAAGTGTCAGTGCCGCATATCAAATTAATATCGGTTTAGATCTCACGGTCCTCGGACCCGGTTGGGGTGCGGGAACATGGGGCCGATTCACTTGGGGATCTGGTGCAGGATCTTTGGCCGGTCAAACATTACGCCTCTGGTTTGCAGATAACTTTGGTGAAGACCTAATCTTTAACGTCGCTGACGGCAACATCTACTATTGGGATGCGACTGGTTCTGTTAGCTCGCGGGCCGTGCTTCTGTCTTCGGTATCCGGTGCTAACAATGTTCCAACCGTTGCGCGTAAACTACTCGTCTCTGAAACAGATCGTCACGTTCTTGCGTTTGGGACTAACCCAATAGGCTCCGCGAACCAAGATCCATTGCTCATCCGCTTTTCATCGCAGGAGTCATTGACGGACTGGGAACCGCGGGCCACGAACACTGCCGGGGACATTCGTTTGTCGCAAGGCTCAGAAATCGTTACTGCCGTTCGGACATCTCGTCAGATCTTGGTTTGGACCGACAGCTCACTGCACTCCATTCAGTTTATTGGCCCTCCGTTTACCTTTGGCACCGCTATGCTCGGGGACAACGTGCGGATTGCTGGCCCTAACGCAGTGACTTCAGTTAACGATCTGGTGTTCTGGATGGGTCAGGAAAACTTCTACCTCTACGATGGTCGTATTCAGCCGATTCCTTGTTCTGTTCGCGACTATGTGTTTTCTGATCTAAACCGCAATCAATCATTTAAGATTTACTCAGGGTCTTTGGCCTCACAGAACGAGATCTGGTGGTTTTACCCGTCCGTCAGCTCTGATGAGAATGACCGTTATGTGATCTATAATTATGGCGAGCAGGTTTGGTACTACGGTAACTTAGCCCGCACCGCTTGGAATGACCGTGGAGCAGGACAGCGTTCTTATCCACAAGCCACTGGCGCTGACGATTATTTGTACAACCATGAAAACGGTAATGACGATGGGTCCACGAATCCTGCATCAGCTATTTTAAGTTTTGTTCAATCGTCTGACTTTGATATTGGTGACGGCGATCAGTTTATGTTAATTCGTAGGGTGCTACCTGACCTGACGTTTACAGGTTCAACAGCGGCATCACCTCAAGTCGATTTTATTATGCAGTCTCGTGACTTCACCGGCGATGCTTTTACTGAGTCGCCTCAAGGCACTGTCATTCGATCTGTTAGCTCTCCGATAGAACAGTATACCGATCAAGTGTTTGTTCGAGCGCGGGGGCGGCAAATGTCTTTAAAGATTCAATCTAACACCACTGGCGTGAAGTGGAGGATTGGTGCTCCAAGACTAGATGCAAGAGCGGATGGTAGACGATGACTCGGAAGATTATCCGAACGATTCTGCCGATTGCTCCGCCGCAGTATGAACAAGCGTATGTTGATCAATTGCGACGAACCTTGGACTTATTTATTGATGAGCAACGGTCGGCAACAATCAACTTCCAGGGTGTCCCCTCATCAGGTTCAGCTAACACGCTGGAGCTGGGTGACATTTTTGAGGACAACGGCGTGCTGAAAATAGTACGCGTTGGTGATGTATTCAGTGGTTCGACTGTAGGAACAACCGCAACAGGAACAGTAACGGTGGTAACCCCATGACAGATATATTAACAATGCCCGACGGCTCTCGGTGGAGACCGTCAACAAGTTCTGATACAGTACATTGTGGTAACTGTGGTAACGCAGTTGATACGCCCGAGGAAGTTGCGACATACCCCGCAGGCATTTGTCCTGATTGCGGTGAATCGTGGACCGGCGCAGAACGTAAAGACGTAGCAATTACAGTAACCATGCCACAAGCCTTGGGAGGGCAGACTCTTGGGTCTTAGTCTTAAAAGTCTTTTACCAGTAGCAGGTGCCGCTGCAGGATTCTTTGGGATCCCCGGCGTTTTTGCCGGTACTGCAATTAACGCGGCGCTTGGCTCAGGTATTGGTACGCTTCTCGCCGGTGGTGATGTTAAAGACGCGGTGAAAAACGCAGTGCTTGCTGGTGGCGCAGGTATGGCTTTAGGTGCTCCGGCTACAGCGGCAGGAGCCGCGGGCGGGACAGCAGGGGCTTCAGCGGCAACGCAACAGGCTTTACAGGCTGAAAAAGCGATAGCCGCACTTGATGCATCCGTTGGCGCTGCTCCTGCCGCGGCGACTAAAGCAGCGTCGACAGGCATCATGGGCGCTATTCCTAAATCAGCAATGGCCTATGGTGCATTGGGACTAGCCGGTGCCGCACTTGCAGAAGAGCCCGAACAACCTGTTTTGACTGATCTACAGAAAGCACAAATCGAAAAGCGTGAGGTCTCACCTTATTACGAAGGCCAAGAGATTGTTCGACGATACGATTACAACCAAGATCCTAGAGTCAATCCTGTCGTGTACGCGGCTCAAGGCGGGTATATTGAAGGACCTGGAACTGGGAAGAGCGATTCAATCAAGTCTGGTATTTATCAAAACGGCCAAAAAGTTCAAGAAGCTCGGCTCTCGGACGGTGAATTCGTCATGACAGAAGAAGCAGTACGTGGTGCCGGAAACGGCAATCGAGCACAAGGCGCGGCTCGCATGTACAATATGATGCGTCAATATGAAAGGATGGCGTGATGGTCGAAACAGTCCGCACCGAACAGATTAGTCTACTCCCCGAATATCAGGAAACCTTCCTGAAGGACCTGCTCACGTCGACTACAGCGCGAGCGGGTGAGCCCACATTTATCCCAGAACGTCAGGTCGCTCCTTTATCTGACGCTCAACAGCGTGCTATTGAGTTAGGCGCCGCGGGCATTGGTGCATATGCCCCGATGATGGAAGCGGGAGAAGGAACACTTGGTGCGGGGGTTGGTGCGTTTGAGACCGGCGTCGGCACAGCCATGAGCGGAGCGCCGTTGGTCGCAGGCTCACTTGGTGCATATGATCCACAGTCTTATCAACAGTTTATGGACCCGTACACCGAAGAGGTGGTTTCTGCGGTTGAGCGAGACATCCGACGTCAAGGTGATATTGAGCGTCAACGTATTGGATCTGGAGCAGTACAGTCTGGAGCTTTTGGTGGGTCTCGTCAGGCAATTGCTGAACAGGAACTACAACGTAATTTATCGGATCAACTTGCAAGGACGACAGCAGGACTGCGTTCTGCGGGATTTCAATCGGCTCAACAGCAAGCTCAACAGGCATTTGGCGACCAGATGGCACGCATGCAAAGTGGTGCTCAAATCTTTGGTCAGTTGGGTCAAGGCATTGGCACGTTAGGTACAGGTTTGACGCGTGCGGGTGTCTCGCAGGCCGCATTGGGCGAATCCTCACAGGCCGCACAACAGCGTGACGTTAATGCATTGCTTGCACTTGGTGGGTTGGAGCAACAGCAGGCACAGTCCACACTTGAAGCACAACGTGCAACAGAGCTTGAGCGTCAGATGGAGCCCTATCAGCGACTGAGCTTTATGTCTGACATTTTCCGTGGTGTGCCGTCAACGCAGTCCACCCTCACAGCCAAAACAGCCCCGTCACCATCTATGGTGTCACAGGTTGCAGGTATTGGTACCGGCTTGGCCGGATTGTCACAAGCGGGTGTTTTTGGTGAGCAAGGCATCCTCGGCGCACTAGGATTGACCTAATGAGCGTAACGAATCGCAAACTGTTCCGTCCGCGCAATGCGCGTAACAAACTGAATCAGATGGGCGGGATTATGGCATCCAGCCCTGAACTCGCGTCAACTGTCGCAAAGTTTAACCTTGGAGGCATTGTCCCAACAGTTGGGACCGGTTCAATTACTCGAGCAGGTATTACTCGAGATCAATTCCGTGATATGTCTCCGACACAGCAACAGCAATACTTGCAGGTTGAAAATGATCGCCGTGCGGCTCAACGAGGCATGGCTAACTTGTCGACTATCCCTGCGACTGTTTATGACATGTTTGTTGGAACTCCCGCAAAGTTATTGTCTGGCACAGTAGAGGGTATTGCTAACACCGAGCCAGCGCGTCGAGCAATGAAGACGTTGGGGATACTAGACCCGACTAATGAAGAATATATTGACCTTGGCTACAGTCAGGAGTCATTTGACCCTGCGTATACATATCTTGTTGAAGACGCAATTCGAGCGAATCAACCTTTAACGCCAAGCCAGTTTGCAATTGGTTTACCTTCTGAGCCTTCTGAGTTTGTGTCTACAGAAGAGCAATATATGCAAGGTCCTGGTGCTACGATGCCTCGTCCTACAGTTGCTACAGAGGCTCCTGAAACCACAACTGCTCCCGCACCGATCACAGAAGATACAACCGCAGACGTGTCCATTACACCAAAAGACGTCAATGCTGGTGGCCAGACGGTGCCTGTTCCTCCCGGTGAAGCAGACAAGCAAGTAACAGAGGCCGCGGATCTCGGAGCAATCTTTGATCAGTCAAATACTCAGACAGAATCTGATCCATTAGGTTCCTCAACAGGCACTGATATGGAAGAGCTGAAGAAAAAGGTCATGGCATTGATGCCACAGTATGACGAAGAGTCTTCAACTAAGCGTCAAGGATTACTGCTTGCACAGATGGGTGCTGCAATTGCCGCGGGCAAGAGTGGTGATGCGATACAAAACATTGCAGAAGGCATGCAAAAAACTCTGCCTGCATTTATCCGCGAAGGTGAAAAGCGAGACAAGTTTAAGGCCGAGCTTGAGGCGGGTGCCGCGAAGATTGCGGCCACAGAAGGCTTGTCGCGTGATAGAGAAGCACGAGCCGAAGCACGAGCGATAGCAAAAGAAGGTCGTAAGAAGCAAAACTACTTCTTAGAATCTAACGTCGATATGAACATTGGTGGCCGTCAAGTTACTGGTAAGGCAGGACAACTGGTTCGGCTGAACGAGAACGAAGTTAATCGGGCAATAGAAAATGGTATTCCGTTAACGACAGAAACTGCGCTTGTGAACCAATTGAAGTTGCGTGCCAAAGCAATTGAAAACAGCACAAGTGCTGCGGCTAAGTTTTATAACGAAAAGGCAACAACCTACAGCCCTGAAGACTCATACTTCAAGGGTGTGCGGTATTACGAGCCCAATCCAGACGGTAATGTGGCTGGGTTATCTAATATGTTTACCTCAAGCTCTATTAACCAAATCCAGTCGGCATACACAAACCAGAAGAACGAATTAACCAGTTCATTGTATCTGGTTGATGCAGCTAGCCAGCTGGCGCCATCCGCAACAGGACTTGGTGGTACCTTTGGCCGTATGCGGGATTCGTTTATCGGTGTAATCGGGGAAGAGCGGGCAAAACAATTTGGTCTTGACCCTGACTCATTAAGTGGCGCAAGCGAATTTGATGTTTTACAACGTATAATGGCAGCTAAATTTGCTCCAATACTTTTGGGTGAATCTGGGAAAACTATTTCTGACAATGACCGGATACGTGTTGCGGCATTGTTGGGTATTAATCTTGATACAGGTGAACTGCTTCCAGGAGTCTTTAAAAACCCTCGACAGGTTCAACGTGCACTGGGTCAAATAAAAGAAGATTTAATTAAAAATAGTAATGAGCTAGATAACGAATACACTGCACTGCTTCAAGGATCGTATGGACCTGGAATGCAACCGATCAGTGTTCAGCCGGTTGCTCTAAAAACTCCTGAAAAAATGACAATGTCTGAAAAACAAATGGAACAATATTTAAGCGCGTTTTTTAACCGATAGGGAGTAAACATGATTGAAGTAACACTACCTAACGGAACTGTTTTAAGCGTGCCAACAGATGATCCAGAAAAAGCAAAGATAGCCGCTGCGGGGTATTATGCTGAAGTCTCAGGCGCTGAAGGTGTGGCAACACCAACAGCAGATGCAACGGACACTGAACAGCCAGCGGAAGCGCCAAAGATTGACTACGAAACCGGTGTTGACAACATCGGGCTTCGTGCATTCGTGGCTCGTGGTGATAATGCCGAAGAACAAGACGCTCGCCTCCAAGATGCCGGATTTTCTCCTGAAGCAATCAGTCGAGACGCCGAGGGGCAAATCATCCTCGATCTGGACCAAGTCCCAGAAAACGTCAAACAGCGTTACGGCATCAAAGGCTCTGGCCTTCGTGCGTTGGACGAAAAAGAAGGCTTTACGACAGCAGACATCGCGGAGTTTTTCTCCGAGGTCAGTGGTCCGCTTATTGGTGGCGTTTCCGCTTCGCTCGCGGCCTCTGGCTACGGCCTTCCTGCAGCGGTCGTTCTTTCAGGCGCGGGCTCTGCAACCGGTTATCTTATTGACGAGGGACTTGAATACGCTCAAGGTCTTCGTCGAGAAAGTACTGAAGACCTAGTCAGTGGAGCTGGGTTCGAGTTTATCCTTGGTGGTGCTGGTGAAGGTGTGGGCCGTGGTTTGTCTGCACTGTTTGGTCGAGTGCTCAAGGGCCCAGGTGGTGAAGAAGCCAACGCGGCACGCGATACTGCGCGTCGAGTAATCACCGAGCTTGGTGGTCGGCCCACGGTCCGCGGAGCTAACCTTTCTCCAATCCTTGGTCGTTTGCAGGCGATTTATGAGGGTGTCTTCCCGAACGAGGGGATTGCGCGTGTTAACGCACAGGCTTTAGCAAAAGACTTTGACAATCTCCTCGAAGCAACTGGGGGTGCCTCAAAAGTTACCAAAGAAGAATTTATGGATGCTCTGGATCGCACGATCACAAAGATCTACGGTGCGCCAGATGATCTTGTGGCTCAAGCTAATAAAAACCTTAAGAACGTCGTCGACACAGAGATCGACAAGCTTCTGAAGCTCTATGACACACCAGACCAGTTGTCTGGTAGCGCCGGTCGAGCGGCAGTCAATGCAATGGAAGTTGCTAAACGCACCTTTGACGAAGACGTTGATTCACTATACCGCAAAGCGGATGAGCTACTGGGTGATACGGCGATTATTCCAAGCAGACCAATTAAGGACGCCGCCACTGCACTCATTAAAAAAGAGGCTGCGTCAGGGTTTGAAGAGCGTTCATTGTTCCAATTCATTAAGAATCTTCCGTCGCAAATTAACACGGAAACTGCAAACAGTATCCGTACAGCATTACGTCATGCAGAGTTTGATCCACAGCTTGTGGGTACAACAGAAGAGGGTTTGATTCGTAACCTCACACAGTCGATTGATCAAGCGTTCAAAGAAGCTGAAGTTGTGGCGCGTGAAGCGACAAAAGATCCTACTGCCGTCACTATTCGTGGCCCTGGCGGCAAGATGATGAGCCGTAAGCAGTATGATGCAATGCGAGACGGCTTTGACATGATGCGTAAAGCACAACGTCATTACTCAAACGGTATTGAGCGGTTCCGTCAGTTAGAAGCAAACAAGCTCTTTCAGTCATTTAAGAAGTCACCAAAAAACTTTAAGCCAGCCATGTTGTTGGACGAGACTTTCATCCTTAAACCGGATGACCCGACTGTATTGCGACAGTTTTTACGCACCGTCGTACCGACAGGAAAAGAGGCGCTCGAAGTGCCACAGGTTATTGATGAGGTCATACCAGATGTCATGGTGACCAATGCGCGTGGACAAGAAGTGCCAATGCGCGACATGATCAAGTCATTGCCTGAAGATGATGCACTGCGTCGTCACTACGAAGGAATTCTTGCTGATCGTCAACGGTTTGCAACACAAGTTGCCGCCGCCCGCGGTCAGGGTGCGTCGATTCAGCAAGCAGTACGCGAGACAATGGCTCGTGACTATCTGCGTAAGATCATCAATGCACCTGCCTCAAAGAACTCGTTTGGTGAATATGAGCCCGTGAAGATTGCAGCTCGGATCTCGAATCTTGGTGAAACAGGTAAAGTGTTGTTCGGTAAGGATTATGATCAAGTCATGGGCATCTTACGTGATCTCTCGACTACCGGACCTCGGCTCACTACCGATCAACTAAACTCGATGGCAGGTCGCCCTGTCGCAGAACAGCGTCGGATGCTTGATACCTTTATTGGTCAGCAGAAAGAAATTAAAGGCACCCGTTTGCTTACAAGCCTTCAGCGTGCGGTACAAGAAGACAACTTTGAAGGAGTGGTTAATTTAATCTTTCAAAAGGACAGTCCGAATAAAATACGTCAGGCAAAAGAATTGTTTGACAAAATTGATCCTTCGATTATGGAAAATGTTAGAACATTGTCGTTACAACGGCTGATTGCAGGTGCTGGAACTCCTGACGTTAGCAGTGAAACATTCATGAACTCACTCATGAGCGGACAGTACTCAAGCAAACTAGAGACGTTGTTTAAAAACTACGGTGACAAAACGCTTAACGAAATGTTTGGTGAAGAAACCACCAAGGCATTAAAAGAGTTTGCGAAAACGTCTCGCGTATTGTCAGATGAACCAATCAAAGGTCTTGGCGCTTTGGCTCCTGCTAGTATCGCAGCTTCTCTTGGTGTCGTCGGTATGTTGACCGCGCCACTGACGACACTGTCTACTGCCGGTGCGATTAAAGCGGCGTCGGTGCTATTGCGTAGCCCTACATATTTGAAGCTAATCACTCGTCCAACAGGCGTCCGTCCTGGTCAGGGTGTTGACTATGACCAGTTGGGGCGGACTCTTGAGCAGGTTTGGGAAGTGACCGCGCAGACACAAGCGCAAGGTCTTGGACGTCCATCACCTGAAGTCCCTGAAGGAGCTACACAGCAGACGGCATCAGGACTCCCGACCCTTGATCAATTAACACAGACAGGCGTACCAAGTGCACCGACTCGACAAATGCAACAGCAGGTTGGATTACAGCGGTTGCAACCAGTTTTAGGTGCACCGTCACAAAGTCGTCAACAAGTATCGCCTATTCTCGTACCAGATCCAGCAACTAGAGCAACCTTCGGGAGTCAATAATGGATAGGCAACGATTGTTTGCACAGCTACGTTTACACGAAGGCGTTGAGCACAAGCCATACAAATGTACTGCAGGTTATCTGACCATTGGCGTCGGTCGTAACATCGAAGAGCGCGGGCTGTCAGACGACGAAATTGACTACATTCTTTCAAACGACGTAAACATTGCGACCGACGAACTGGTTGCTACCTTTGATTGGTACGCGGACCTTGATCCTATCCGTCAACGTGTTGTGGTCGATATGGTATTCAATCTCGGTATGCCTCGTTTTAAACAATTTCAAAATATGATTGCAGCCATTGAAGCGGGCGATTGGATGGAAGCTTCAGATGAGATGATGGATAGTCGTTGGGCCCAGCAGGTTGGACTTCGAGCGTCACGCCTTGCCGAAATGATGGAGACAGGTGAGGATTCATCTGACTTTTAAAAATGAAAGAGATAGAGGCGGGGCGTATAGGTGAGGTCATCTGTCTGCTCCGACTTGCCAAGATGGGCATACAATCTGAGATCGTAAATCTCGGAACTTCAGACATAATTTCTTTTGCATACGACAGAACCTGGAGAGTTCAGGTTAAGTCAAGTCAATTAAAAAAACGATACAAGCAGGCTACGGGCTATCAGTTTTGTGTATCCAAAGGATTAAAGCCTAAACAATCACTGACTGAGGCCGACTGTGACATTGTTGCGTTAGTTGCAATACCACAAGAACGGGTGCTATTTGCACCCGTTTCTCGTTTTGCGGGAGTTAAAACTAAACGGCTAACTCCGATTCACTTTCAAGACCCCGATGTTGAATGGAACTCATGGAAAGAGTGCATGGAGTATTACGGGATAACTAACCCACCTCGCCCCAGTTGTCTCCCAATTCCTGATCCACTTTGCTTGGTACCTCAAGATCAACACAAGTCTCCATGATTTCCTTGATACGCGATGCTTGCTCCTCGGAACTGATGCTGAAGCACAGTTCGTCGTGTACGGTCAGTAGAGGGATCAATCCCTCTTTGTAGCACTCTGCCATTGCTTTCTTAGTTTGGTCGGCTGCCGAACCTTGGATCAACTTGTTCAGAGCTTTATAGGTAAACGCCCGACGAATGTTGGGGCCGTACTCTTTTTGTGCTTCTTCCAGTTTCATTGGCTTGTTGTAACCAAAACTCGCAGGCTCCCACATGTCAAACCGACACTTCCGCCCTAAGAGGGTTCTGATTTGTCCGTGTTCTTGGGCTCGTTTGGAGACTTCGCTTGCGAGTGATTTAACGAAGGGCACCTTACTATGATATGTATCCAGTAGTTCCTTCGCCTCTGGTACCGTGATATCCAACGTATTTGCCAACTTCCCTTGTCCCATCCCATACATAATTCCCAGATTGACAGTCTTCGCTTCCTTACGACTGATGCCCGCCATGTCAGCCACCATCTGGTGAAAGTCTACGTCACTTTCACGATAAGCCGAAACAATGTCATCAATGCCCCGTGTATTGAAGCGTGTACTACGATTTAAAATCGAGCAATAATGAACCAATAACCTCGGCTCTTGGCTTGAATAATCAAACGATCCCCACTTCTCTCCCTCGTCAGGAATAAACAAGCCACGAATAAGTGATTTAATTTCCGCGTCTCGTGCAGGAATTTGTTGAAGATTTGGGTTGCTCGAACTAAAACGACCAGTTACTGTCCCGCCTTCATCTGAACGCAACTGGTTAAATTCACAGTGAATCCTGCCGTTGTGTTCGTGCCGAAGGATTGAGTCAATAAAGGTGCTGTTCGCTTTGTTTAATTCTCGAAGCTTGAGAATCTGTCCCGCGACTTCATGAGGACATGTCTGCAAGAACGCCTTGGTAATCGACGGCTGGCCCGAATCCGTTTTTGAGCACTCAATTCCGTAGTGTCCCAAGACTGAGGCCACGCTTGTTGCCACCCAGGGTTCAACCAAAATTCCCGTCTGCCGCTTGATCTCCGCCGCAATTTCTTTCTCTCGCTTGGCTAATTTAACTTTTGTTTGCGCGGCTTTATCAACGTCGACTCGTACTCCGCGTGAGCGCATTTCAAGCATCAAAGGAATTAAGCTGGTTTCGAGTTCAAAGATTGAGGTCAACTCATTTCTCTGAAGTTCGTTTTCAAAATGATTCCAAAGCTTCAGGGTCAGTGCGGCGTCCTGCTCCGCATATTGTCCCACATATTTAGCCGGTAGTTTCCACATTTCTGCTTTTGGATCGATCCCAAAATCTGCGGCGGCAGCACGTAGCATCTTTTCGTTTTTTCTGTCGCCCAAATAATCGCGTCCTAAGTTGTTCAGCGAATAAGAGAACCGATTTTCGTCAAGCAAAGGTGCCGCGATCATCGTATCAATAATCTTGCCTTCGACTGCTGCTCCTGCATGGCGTAACCACCCAAGGTCATACGTTGCGTTGTGGAAAACCTTGGGGATATTTGGCGTTGCCATTTGCTTCTTGAGCCACTTCATTACGCGTGAAGCTTCAAGATTACCCCCGCCCTGATGCGCGATTGGATAGTAGCCATTAAAATCACCGGCGGCGACCGCAACACCTACTATGAAACCATCGCCCCGAGCCCAGCCGGGACCTAGAGTCATGAGATTAGGGTCGCATGTCTCCAAGTCTACGGCGATGTAATTGGACTGGGTAAGGTCAGGAAAGACTTCAGGGGCGCACCAATCAACCTCCAACATGTCCATTTCTAGGCGTTCTAAGAAGTTGATTGTGCTTTTCTCTTTAGGCATCGTCCCACTCCGACATAATCATTTCGATATCACCTGGGATCATGAATATCGCAAAATTGCTATATTCGGGTGCTAATTCGTCCCAAAAGTACTCCCAAGCTTGGCCCTCGGATCTTTCGCTTGAGGCCATGATCAAATCAACAATTACCTCCGCGTCATAGACCAGTTTGTTTTCACTCGACTCTGTTCTGGGTGAAATGCCAATGCATGCGTAATCAAAGTTTTCTGGTAGTTTTTTCATCCTATTCTCCTTTTTAATTCTATACTCAAAGTTTTTATGCCAGTCTGGATTCCGACATAGAACCCAAGCAATTGAAGAACCATACGCGATCCGCGTAGAGTTAGGGCGAAACTCAATTTCAGCTCCTTCTGCCCATGCGTGAATTACGTCGGCATGCAAATGCCTCATAATGGATATCCATATTTTGTCTGTGGATGGATTATATGTAAGTTCTCACGAGTTCTTGTGACCGCTGTATAAAACACTCGATGCTCATCGTCAGGTGCTGTTTGCAAAGTCTGATATGGCATGTAACCCATATCTGTCAGCAGGACTATGTTGTCGTCCTCGCCACCTTTCATGCGATGTATTGTCGACAGCTTGATTCTTGGGGATGTTTCAATTCCCCCACGTCTTTGAATAGCATTTAGATAAAATTGTTCCTCGGGAGAGAGCTTGATAATGGAACCTGCAGCTTCTGTAACTGGTCTAAGAAATCCATGGTGCTCCACCAAGTCGGAGTAGGACAGCTTGGACTGCGGGTCAATGAGACTAAGTCCTTGAATTGAACCACGTTTAACGACTGCTTCTGCTCCCTGTTTTGGAACTGCTGAATACAATAGCTTCGCGTCTTCAACTCGCAGGGAGAGTCCATCTTGAAGGAACGACCAGAGTTGCATGGCCCGCAACTTGTTCTCATTAAAAGAGAGCCTGCCGTTGTGGCTGAATAAAACTCCATCGTGCCGAAACTCCTCTGCAATATTTCGGAGAGCCATATTGGTCCGAGACATAATAGTCCAAGAACCCTTTCTCATATCAATGTCCTCCACACGAAAATGCCTATAGACCCCACCCTGTCGATCCGTAGGCAACCACTCCTTTGGTTGGCGGTGACCGATCTTTTGAGATATTTTAGCGGATAAGGCATGCACAAAACTCGGCACACGATACGACTGACCTAAGATCTGCCTATCTTCACAGATGTTGATCATGTCATCAATCCGCACGCCCTGGTAACGGAAGATCGCCTGATCGTCGTCCCCCGCATAATAAATGCGTTCCGCATTGTTCTTCATGACTTGAACCTGGGCCCATTGAAGTGGAGTCAAATCCTGACACTCGTCCACAATCAATAGATCAAGTGCTGGTGCCGTCTGTTGTTTAACCATGCCGTCAATCATGTCAACAAAGTCAAATTTTTGATGCATTTGTTTATACAATGTGTACACAGTTTCGAGTTTTTCTAACAACTGCCAATGGATGTCGTAGTCCGCAGCTTCTCTGTATTCCCGCTCAAGAGGAATCATCCGAAGCCTTGCACGAGCAATCATGTCCAGATACCGGTTCCCGATCTTGGCGCTGTTAAATAACAGACCATCGTCATCGCGGACATTGCGGCCATCTATCTGCATACCCATTTCGTAACCGATCTGTTGCAGATCCTCATCCCCGATCATGTTGTCGGAGTTGTAGCCTAACCAACGGTATCCCATCGAGTGAAGAGTACGGAAATACGGTACGTCCTTTTCCTCTAAGTTAAGTTCACGACCGGCGCGTTCCCGTGCTTCGTTGATCGACTTCTTGGTAAAAGACACAAAGCCAATTTTGTCTGGCGGTGTGCCATTGGCCAACGCTTCTCTGACAATATTAATCAGCGTGTAAGTCTTGCCGGTGCCCGGAGGCCCGAAGATTAATGTTTCACTCATCACTAAATTTCCTATCATTGACCCAATTCTCAACATCCTCAAGCCACCACCTGTGAGCTTTTCCACTAAACTCAATCGGTTTTGGAAAACCTTCCGCCTTCATCCAACGACGGATCGTTCGAGGTGAAACCGTAAGCAGTTTAGCCACCTCTGTTATTTTCAATAATTGTTTAGAAGGGTGGTTCATAATTGTTTTCCTCTACAGGTAGTTTGGACTCCTCGTTGATAAGTTCAGGTATCCACCACACACGGACCCCTTTCCATTCATTCTGATCAGTCTTATAACGGTATGTTTTGTGGCACTCGTCTCCACCATTCATGTCCTTCAACCGCTCTTGCATTTGTGTTCTGTTGAACTTCGTAAACCCGCGTTGACGGCAGAATTCTTCTAAGCCCTGCATCTTGAAGTAGGTCTTACCCTCTTCCGTATAGGGCTTACCAAGCTCCAGTTCTTCTGGAGTGATCGCACGTATCCGACTGGCACAATATGTCTCGACCAATTCTTTAAACTGGCCGGTCGTGGTCAGTTCCTCTGGTACGCTGACTGTGGTGGCATCGGACAACAAACCATTGACCAACGTCTGCCAGTCCGCGGACTTCGGAATCGGAGGCATGAAGTTCAACTGCTCCATGCACTGACGCTGAAACTGCAAAGGAACCTGCAGTTGCTCAACAGAAAGCTCCAGTCGACTGCCGTCCACATCCAAGAAGTACAATCGAGGCTCTGATAACAAAATTGTTAAGCCACCAAGCTTCGGCATGACGCTTGATGTGCTGATGCCAAACTTCCGCTGTTTACACTCCTGTATGTTGCAGTACGAGCGCATCGGCTCTTTTTTGCAGGACGGACCGTAATCTTTTTTCTCATGTTGGCTTTGTATCGAAACGATCTCAGAGGCCGGTAAGGGCTGGGCGCAGTAACGCCTGTTAAACTCTTCAAGCTCCGACTTCCAAGTATCTGGATACTC